GGAAGGAAAAGCGCGTCATTTTTAGATTAGCGCTATAATTTTGTACGTATGGCGCATTATTATTCGGCGGTGTTACGTCAGCCTGTGTGACTTTCGGTCTGATGATTATGAAGAATAGAAGCCGTTGATTTGTCAATATGTCACTATCATAAAAATCTAACCTTAACATGGACTTCACAAGCCCATTCTTCCTAAATTTAATATCATCGTTAACAAATCCGATGTCTTGAAAACTGGTTTGAGTAGTGTTGTTATTCTGATAATAACCTGTTGAACCAGAAAGAAAATTCAAATCATATATAACCCGTTGAATGGGGGTATGGAATGTGGCGGTAACGCTGGTCGCTGGCGAAAATCTAACTTTTTCATAGTCTAATATTGGATTTATCGCAGCTTCGACCTCATTTTTGACAAAATCGCGCTCTATTATCTCAGATTGGTCGACAATCTGAAATGTCATATCAACTGGAATGTTTATCGTTGTTCCAGTCGAATTACCTTCTGGCAGTCTTATCCTATATCTATCAACAAGCATTGTCTGATTCGTTAACGTCAAAATTATTAGGTACGCCTGAACCAACAATATCATATGGTTCACGTTGTGTCGGCTGGTTATTATTATCCCTTTCTGAACCAAAATACAATAAATCATATCGCCCATATGGGTCTTGTCTTCTAACAGGAAAACAATAGTTCTGATATATGTAATGCGCACCGTTTAAAAAGGGGTAATCCAGCGTTGTTTCTTGCCCATTATTAACTCCAATATCCAGAATATCGCGCCATAACCATCTACCGTCAGTCGACCCTAAATTGGTGGCATAATCTGGTATGCCTATCGTATTTGCATCGCCAGATTCAACATAGTTCGAGAATTGACGTATCTGCATCTTGTGATGAGGATAATACATGTAACCTTCATGTCTAGGTCCTTTTATAAAAGGTTTAAAGGTCCTACCGTTACCGATTCTATTTACAGTATTGAATCTATGTGCTACAACGCCTAATACATGTTCAATCTGTTCAAACTCATTGAACTCGACAACATCACCATAAAAATAGCTATCACCTATGGTGATGCCTGAAGTTAATGGTATCGGTGAAGATCTGTATTGGGTGGCTGATAATGTTCCTATCGCACCTTGTTGCCCATCTCTCATTCTTCTGATGTCAGGTATATTGTCATCATTTAAAATACCGTCCACGAAGCCACATTCTACGCCAGCTTGTATCGATGTAAAAAAAGGGAATCCTATTAAATAGTCCCTATTTTTTATTATCGTTAAATATATTTCACTAAGAGGTCTACCTAAATTATCCACCACTTTACCTACGTCAATATCTTCATTAAATACGAATTGACATATTTCGTCATTGAAAACTGTTTGAGAAAATGCTGCTTGATATATCTCATAATCGTCATCTTCAATTATACCATTATTTATATTATCGTTGACCGTGGTTATTTTTTTGAATAGTCTGAAGTAGTATTTAGACTTAAACCCACTCTGAACCCCGCCTAATACTCTTTGCATTCTAGAAGTTGGGGATACTCCTTGTGATATATTATAATCCACAGCAATGCTGAATACATATTCTTTATTATTTCCATTATCCTCACCTAGTCTGATAACCCTATAATAACCCTCATTTATATTCGTGAAGCCGCTTGATAGATACACTAAAGATTGTTGCGTTAAATTATGTCTCACAGGTGTTGACAGTCCGACTCTATCTCGACCGCCTATATTGGTTCTAATTACCGATACCAATTTTAAACCGTCTTTAACCATGTCATGTGTAGTATCGGCTGAAAAAGGGTATGTTATGGTCATATCCCACCTCCTTTTAATGCTATCTTTAAACGAAAATCTTTCTTTAACTGGTTCCATGTAGTTATACTTACATTGATCGGTCGTTAACCGATTTGGTTCGTAATAACCAAACCAACCGTCTTTTTCTTTTAGATGTGTATTGTAAGACTGTTCAAAATTTAATGATGGTAACTCTTGTATACCAAATATGTCCCCATTTGGGCTATTGTTTATTTGGTTCAAGTAATTTTCTTTAAATTTATTATCGTTAAATATTTCCCAACTACCATCTCCTGTCAAATTGAATAGTACATTACTAACAATCGGTTTAATCGTTCCTAATAAACGATATTTTGTCGTTGACTGTCGTTCGTTATTAAATACTTCAGCAGAGCTTACAGCCGTGCTTATGTCGTTCGTAGGTAATAGTCTGGTATCACCTTCCAAGTTCAGTTTAATGAACGTGTCGGTATCGACAGATGTTTGGGAATCTGTGCTTCTTAACCTATATTTCAACCTATCGTCTCGCATCCATTAATAAATAGAAGTTTTATGTTTTTTAACAACCAGTATTCACTATGACTTCATACCTTTGATTTAGATTAGAAGGGAATCTACAACCTAAGTGGTTTCTATATGAAATCCAATAGTTGTTTCCACTATTACAATCTAAATTGACGAACTGAGCGCACGGGTTTGAACTTGTTACAGTCTGTATTGGTGGTGATGTCTCATCTCGGTACAATTGATACACATATTCACCAGATGGTGGGGCGATTGGGGGGCAAACCACTAACACTCCCGTACCGTTATTAAAGTCGTTATTATTAGTGGGGTCAATAGTTACAATCGCGTCATTGTTATCTAAATCCAACTGACTATTAGTATATTGCGCAGGTAGTACAGTAATATCGATTTGGGGTGTCGGCGTATTGCTGCTATCGATAACATTAAGTTCATAATCCCCTTCACATAGATTAACAATGCTCAAAGTGTTACTGATGTGACCTGTAATCGTAACGCTAGGACTATTTTCTGTGGTATTATTATCTTGATCATTAAATATGACAGCACCATCAACTCTTGTCAAAGTTATATCATACGGAGGTTCACCATCCAATGTAATTACGACATAGCCGTTACATGCGCCTTCACATTGCACACCAAAGACATCGAAAGTAACTGTGGTACCTGTAGGTTGCGATATTATAATCACACTACTACAGCTCGATGGTGATATAGTGTCACTGTCTTGTACCTCAACTGCGTAAATTCCAGCGGATAAAGCTGGTAGCGTGAAACTACCACCTAATATAGGGCCATCGAATACTGGTGTACCATATACTGACATACCTGTTATTGGATTTATAAATAAAAATGGAGCAACTGTTACCGTGTACGGTTCTGCACCGTATGATATCTCAATATTTATTATACCATCGTTATTAGATTGACCCAGCGAGTTAAAGCCGCTTACGTTAACGCTTTCTACAAAACAGTTAAGAGGAACAGGACCACCGACTATTACCGTCGTGGTACTAATTAAACCACTACTATCTATAACGGTTATCGTATAACTTCCTTCTACTAAATCATTAAAAGTAATCGTATCACCAATAACAGGGAAGTCTTCACTAGTACCGTCTGGGTAAGTGATTGTTGCGGTGTACGGACCCGTACCGCCTATTATGGTTATAGTTATCTCACCATCAACACCTCCTATCGTGGTCACATCTTTAGTATCAGATATTATAGTGAAAGGTGGCTTATCTTGAACTGGACAGGGCGAGAAGTATTTTTCAAGCATTTTACTTAAAGCGGTCTTCTGTCTTTTCAAACCAAAATAGAAATAAAATGAGTTATACGTTTTTGGTTTGACGCTACATAATGTACCTGTGTCATTAACATTTTTCCAATTGTATCTAAAAGTGTTGTAATCAGGTTTACCGTTCGTGTTCCCACACGCCCCGCCAACAAAAGTGTTTACAAAAGATGTGTCAACCGAATTTGGGTCAGATGTTGTATATAAATGATAGTTATTCATCCACGCGAAAAGGTTTCTTGATAAGTTAATATCAATATCCTCGTTCTGAATAACTCTATTTGGGGCAACAAACTGGGGCGGTGTTTGTGTGGCATCGTAATATAATTCATCAAAACCTATACCTAATTCACATTGTCTACGTATATTTGAACATTGTAATGGACCTGTTAAAACTATTGTACAATCGTATATTGTAAAAAATAAGTTAGGATTTGTTGATGTCGGTGATTGGGAGGCCAATGGTAGACCATTCATACCAGAGGTTACAATATCGTTAGTATTAGTAATGGGATTGAATTCTTTATCTGAAGAATATGGAGGTAATTTATATGTGGTATCTAATATAAATCTGATTACTGATGGCAACCCTAACCAATGACAGTCTACCGATGAACCTAATGTGATAATATCAGTGGCCAGTATGTAGTCATTGGTATTTCTACCATATGGTGCATAATAATATACACCATCATCTGTTAATATAGTAGAACTAAATGAAGGTTCAACCTTTTTATTAACTATTAAACCATAATCGATAAGGCTAGAACCCACAAAATTAATACCTTCTGTATTAGGAAAGGGTCTCCTATCCTCTTCAAAATCACCGCAATCATAAGGCCCATTGCAACCAGTCAGATATTCTGGCGCAGTAAAATTCGGGTCATTAAAAAAAGGAAAAGAACCCAATCCACAATTTTGTATTAAATAAGTATTTTTAGGACATGCATTATCGAACGGTTCTGAAGAACTAGTCGTTACACCTTCTGCGGTATAGCCGCTAAATCCACCGCATGACCATTCACAGAATGTTAATAGTTCTTTCCGACCTCTTTTATTTTTAAGTCTGAATGGCGGTGAATATAATGTACCATTAACCCAATCATTAAAAAAATCAAACTCCAATAAATCCAAGGATTTCAAAAGGCTTACAATTGCACATGAAATATAACCAGCATCTGGTCTATCGCTTTCTGTATCACTACCAACACATGTGATTGCGCCTAAATCTTGTGCGGCTGCACTACAGCCTTCGGATTGATAGTCACAACCAGGTGCAAAATATTTAGGTTCATCGTCCGAATTACATTCTAGTGTTAAACACGCTATGTATGGTATACTGGGTAGAATCCAATCTAAAAGACTATTAAATAATCCAATGATAAAATTTATAGGTGATATTATGAATGTATTTACACCTAAAATAATAGAGGTTAAAATTATTATAAGCCCACATAAAAAAGAAAATAACGGGTCTGATACCACATTCAAAGAATTGTAAGGGAATGGAGTTATATCAGAACTGGCACTGTCAACATCTTTAATCCCTACAAATGAACGAATTTTAGGCGATGACGGAAATATTGTTTTCTGATAACGACGTATATAGTTTTTAACACTGTAAACGGTGTTCCAACTCAAATCAGCCAAACTAGCTTTACTAGTGTTAGGTCCGAATTCAAAATCTATCGTTGGTTCACCATATGGGAATTCGTCAGTACCTACGATAAATTGTGGTTGAACACCACCATTAGTATGTCTTCTTGGGTTATGCGGTACCAGATATTTCGCCCTTCTAGAAACACCACCGACATTATCATCCATGCCAATTCTAAATCTTACTCTAGCCCTTGTAGGTATCCCTTTATTCGGGTCATCTGTCGGAACTAAGTTTCCAAATTCATCGGTGACTCGATAATCTAAATTCATGGGTATCTGATAAGCCCATGTACCATCACTGTCAATAAGTTTACCGCCAGCTATATCAAATCTTTCAATCGTACCATCTAAGGTCTCTCTAATCATTTCAATAGTGCCAGAACCTGTTGTCTGTTTACTTAATACGCCTAAAGTGGCTTTAGGTCGACATTTAGCGTTTATTATCCCTTCCTCATTATCACCGAATATTGAACCCATAAATATGGCGTGTGGTTGAACAGTGGTATTAAGATTTATATCCTGTCTACTTATCGTCACATTACACGTGTCCTGAGAACCCCAATAGGGTTGTATATTAACACCATATGGGTTACCACCTAATATATGTATATTATCATTTAAATTATCTGACTGTTTTTTAAATTTAGTTGTTGAATCAAAAGTCTCAATAGGGATACCTTTACGTATTAAATCATATGGTTTTTGACTTATTATACCAATATCTGAAATATCAGCCTCAACATACATTGTGTGCGAACCTGCTGGTACGCCAAATATCATATAATCCCCAGACTGATTTGTAGTTGTGGTAAATTTATAATACTTACAATATATTTCCAACATCCTATCATCATCCAAAAAAGTACGTTTTTTTGGGAAGTCGCCAATGGGTGTGAAGCACTCATCAATATTTTCATTACTGTTTGGTAACAGATTATATCTTTGTCCATTAGGTCTCACATCAGTTATTGTTTCAAATGGATATAACGAAAATATTTCATCGTTATCACGATCCAAATCTGATATCGGTATAAAAATACTTACCTTAGCATTCGGAACTCCGAAACCGTTGTTAACTATAACACGACCTACCACTGCTCCATAATCAGCGCAGAATGTCTGATACAAATCTTTTTGAGAAATCTTTAACGATAAAACTTCGACAAAATCAAAGTCTTGCTCCATATTAATTTTTATGAAGTTATCACCACCATTCGGTACTGTCCGTATTCTTATTGTTTTAGACATTATTGATTTTCATATATTTCTAACGTACCTAAGTCAATCTCTGGTTTAGCGTTTATAAGCATGTGCGTTTTAATTAACTTACCAAAATATAAAAAAAATGCTGACGCATTTAAATTATCATTCATCACAATACTTTTAAATAAGATATATAATAATATAGGTAATAATAACGGGGATAAAATAAATAAAATAGAGAATACTACCCATTTAGCTATTTTGTTAGTTATTAAACCATTACCTGATTCCCTTAGTTCACCATTTTTTATATATGGATTTTCTTGTGTTTTAATTTTGCAACAGCTCATATCTTGTTTTTTTCATAATAATATAACGGATAAGTCAGTAAATGTGAATTGGATTGCATTTAAAATTAATTGTTCCTAACTCTGCAACGAACGTCTATTGACGGAAATTTGATTTCGAACATGCTCACTGGATCCCCTATGAGCGCATAATTCTGAGATACATTTATCTCTCTGGTCTCAGCGTCAATAAGCGGTTGTGATATTTCATTCAAAGAATAATTACCTCCGACCTTATTGAATAATTTCAAATCAATAACGTTCAGAACACCACCAACGTTGTTTATATTCTCAATCAACTGACTTAGGTATATTGTTTCACCCATTTCAAAGTTGTTGATATCCATGTAGCTCTGAATATTCTGAATAACCTGTGATATAATCTGTGATTGGGGGTATTGTTTATCGATGAATATGCCACATTCAACTGCGATATTTATCACTTTACCGTCACGAACCTCAACGTAATCGTTTATCATCCGATAATTCGATAAATAGGTCGCAATATTTTCTTTTAATGTTGATGTCGATTGGTTCAACAGTTTTCCTGATGAGTCGAGAGACAGGATGTAAGCGCTGATTTTATTCTGGTTTTCAAGTACGCCTACTCGGAACGGTACACCAAACTCACCTGGCATCATTCCAATTCTGACTTGATAATCCTTTATCGTAACAGCTCTATTCTGAGATGAGAAATTATATCTCACCATATTCCTAACTTCCTCAACCGATGGTTCATCACGACCGCCTATTGCTGGTAGCGGATTATTAACAGTCAATGAGTTTCTGACACTATTGTTTATATTCTGGTTATTACCGTTCACGGTCATGTTCACGGTGTTAACGGTATTCAGTACGTTCGGACCAATATTAGCAGCTGCTCCACCACCTACCCGATAACTAATGAACATAGTGGTATTAGGTGTCAGAGTTTTACCTAGGCTCAAGTTATTGATGAAATCACCTATTCGATTAACCAAGGTCTTATCTACCCCGAAATCGCATAATGAACCCACGTCTTGTGAACCGCCACCAAATATGATTTTAGTGAAACCTAAGTCAGTATATTCTCTTATGAATCTCTGGTCTACCCTCACCCATTTACCTGTCTTTATACCTGATTGGGTACTCGGTGCCAACTGATCTTCTACAAAGACCAAATCATCAGCCAAAGCTTCCATCTCATACCATCTGTTAACTGGGTTCAAGAATTGGTCAATGCTGGGTGTCTGAGTGTAATTGAGACCCTCTAACGTTATAATAGAATTTATTGATAGGACATCATCATCTGGTAATATCACTTCAAAGAATGGTCTCACATCACCTGCTGTGACCGACCTTTTGAATATTTTGGTGATACCATTTATAATCAGTTCTCTTTTTGTCAACGTATAATTGACTAAGTTTCCAGATGAATCCAGATTCGGAATTATAAGTCTGTTTGGTATGCCATTGATGCTGAATGGTGATGAGAAGTCAATATCATTGACCGTTTCAAATACCTTACCCGCACCAGATACTTGCGCACCTCGTCTAATGAGTGGGGCATAAGATATGTCGAAGGTGTCACCGAATACTGGTACAATCACGCTGAAGTCGGCTATGGTGACGCTGGGTCTTTTGCCAGGTATCTTTAAACCGAATGTCCTAGCCATACTTAATACACTAGACCTTTCTTGTGCGAAATTAATCTGCGTCTCTTGGAACATCCTGTCGGTATGGAATGATAGTACATCACCTACACCAGCGTTCAAATCGATAAGCATAGCGCCCACTGAGGCATCGTTAAAGTCTTGTAGAATAGACGGATAGTATTGCCTTATATAATTGATAAGCTCAATTCTTAGGTCAGCGAAGTTTCTGGCAAAATATGGTATTTTCTGTGGCATTTTCTTAGATATTGATTATAATAACATCCCTTTCCTCGAACACATCCTCGGTTACGGTGTAATCTATTTTTATTGTTGCTTTATGCTCGAATTCTTCATCCCGTTCGACAATGACATCATTTATTATCAGATTGGGTATGTATTTCTTAACGGTCTCATTTATGTCTATCTTTATATCAGATAAGGTCTTACTATCATTGGGTTCGAAAATATATTTCATCAGGTCAGTTCCGAAATCTGGTAAATAGAATCGTTGACCTCTTGTGGTTAATATAAGGTGCAACAAATCACTTCTAATCGCAGATGAATCAGTTTCATTCAACTCGAATAGAAATCCCTTCACACTGTCCCTAAACGGGTACCTTATGTTTATGTATCTACCTTGTGCCATTTCTCATAAATATAAGTCAAGATTTTTTTTTGTATAGAAACCACATTAAACAAAAAAACCCGAATTAACGGGTTTTATGACAGTATATAATTTCAAAACTAAATCTTTATATTTTTCTGGGTTTTTATGTTATAACTTACTGATAACCAAACGTTTATAATATATTGCGTATATATACTAGTTATGCGTCAGGCTAACGGACGACCTGCCAACGCTTCAAGTTCTGAATGGATAATCCACTTTTGAGCAATTAACGCTTCTAATCCTAATTCATCAGAAGTCATATTTACCAAAAAGCCTTCATCATTTGTGCCTTTACAATACACAGTTAATTTAATCTTTTCAGGCATCTTGTTTTCTTCCTTTTTGTCTTTTGGATAAATATCTGTGAACTTGTCCAAATGGTCGTAGCATAATTGAACTACTTTGTTTTCTTCAATTTCTTCTTTTGTCATTTTGTTTAAGTTTGTGAGAAAGCCCGAACGCATAACAGTACATAGGCAATATGGCGGGTTTTCGGTTAATATTAAGTTCTGTTTTTCAAATCAAATTTAGTGGTTGTAGATAGTTTAGTGTTCCAAAATCCGCCACATCGCCTATCTGCAAACCGTTAGCTGCAAGTGCTAAAAGCATCATGCAACTTTTGAACTTTGTCTTTACAATGAAAGATTGCCAACTGTGCTGCTGTTTCTGCGGTAACACATTGTAGCACCTTTTCTTTTATATTAAGTTCGTAGCAGTTCATTATCCATGTGTTAGGGTAATAAATATGCCCAATAATTATTGATATTCTACAACCACAAATTTCTGTTTCAAAAACAGTTGGCACTCTTTCGGTGTCATTTCTTGAATACGTTGTTGCGTTCTTCCAAGTAGCACCAGCAGCTAACAGCACATTTGCAAAAGCAAAGCACGACTGCTTAATTTCAAGTTTTAGTTCTTCTCTCATCTTTTTGTTGTTATTTAAAGTTTTGTAATCCTAATGCTTTGCCTTCGCAAATCTGCATAACGTTATACTCAATTAAAAAATTATTTTGAGTTATATAATATATTCCATTCAGTATATGTATTTGATAATAAATCTTCTATTGTAATCCCAAATCTTATACAATCACCTAAACATATTTTGTAAAAATTCACACTTCTTTCGTTTATTATATATTCTGAAAATGTCATATTTGTATTTTTAATTTGTAAAATAATTTTTTAACTAAGTATAACAAAGTGTAAAAAACATTAAAACGATTTTTTACACCCTACCGTTATAAGTAATATTATTTTTGTTTAGATATGTTTAGTATTGATGAACTATGTTGTTCACCACAATCAGAACACCAACAAACTTGAATAGTAACATTAACCTTTCCAAATTCTTTATCTTTATAGAAGTCATTACCACTTTCTATATTAGTTTCTATTAAATTACATACTACATTAGTACTTTTACATTTTTTACATTCAAACATAGTTCATTTTTTAATTGTTAACAAAAATAACACATACTTATAACAAGGTGTATAAGAAAGTTTTTTACAAAGGTAGGTATAAATTTCTAGATTTCAAAATAAAAAACCTTCTCATACACTCAACCGTAACATCGTCTATATTTAATTGGAGTTTTTCCATTCTTTCCATTTTTCAAAATCTTTTAATTC